GAAGAAATAGCAAAAAATAATTACAAATTATTAAATACTAAAATTAATATAACTGATGAGATTATAAATCCATTTAGAAATTATAGTATATAGAAATAGAAAATTTAATAATGCTTTGCCGTAAGGCAAACATAGTACTGCCCATTTGGGGAGTGCTAAATAAGAACGTTGTTCTTATTATATTAATTTTTTCTTATTAGTAATAGTATTTATTATTAGAGTTAGAGTCCCACCATGTATAAGAGTCATATATACGCACTTGGTAAAAACTGGGAGTGTGTATATAAGATTCTTATATACGGTCTTGGAGTGTGTGTATAAGAATCTTATATACGCTTTATTTTATCAAAATCTATACAACACTAGCAATATCAATGCTTCTCTAAGTTTTACATTGGAGTGTATATAGAATATTTATATAGAGACACTCTACACTATGTATAAGATTATTATATACATATATAGTGTGAAACTGTTGGTATATAAGGGTTTGAGATGTATATAAGATGATTATATACTATAGAGACACTCTATAGCGTGTATAAGATTATTATATATGGAATTAGAAGTCCTATTTTAGGACTTCCCAAATCCGAAAAATTAAGTATTAAGATTTTTAAAACTATACATATTACAAACCACCTCAAAGCGTGATTCTATAGTGGAAAATTTAACGATAAATGAAATGTAGAGATAAAACTATATCCATATTCATTTGACGAAAATGGGTACTTTAAAATGAATAATAATAAGTCCGTTTTAAACGGTTAATTTTAACACAACTATATAATTAATCAATTTATAGCATAGATTTAATTCTATGCTATTTTTTTAATCATAAAATGCGAAGTTGAGAGGTGTTTAAAAAATAAAACAGAAAGGAGATATAAAAATGAATTTGGAAAAGAAAGTAGATGAGCATGAAACAAGAATAAAAAAATTAGAAGAAAGTAATCTTAAAATGGAAATACAATTACAAGAAATTTCAAAAGGTCAACTTGAATTAAAAAATTTAATTTATGCAACACAACAAAATACACAAGATATGTTAAAAGAAAGTTATGGGAAAATGATAAATACATTAACTAATACAATAAATACAGATAACAATATTAAATTAACAGATAGAAAAGAGTTTTGGGGAATTATGGGAACAATTATTGGTGTAGGAGTAATGGTTGCGAAATATTTCTTTACTAAATAGATAAATCAAAAATTGATTTCTAAAGTAAAGATAATTTCCTTTAGATTTTAAATAAAACGGTGAAAATTCGTACCGACAACAAAAATGTTGTGGTTATCCCCAATATGGAAACTAATTTAAACGTTCCCACTTTAAAAGGGAAGCGAATTAGAAAGTTGGAATTTCCACTTTTCTAATTTTAACGAAAAGGAAGTTTGCACTCGTTAAATTTGTCCAATGTGGACTAATAAGGTGTATAAGGTGGTTCGGAAATAAATTTACGAAAATAGGAGGAATTTAATAATGGCACAAGAAAAAACTATGTACCAAAAGTTAAGAGAAATAGTACCTACAAAAATTGCTTATTTTATAACTTGGTATTGTAAAGAAGAAAATGAGAGAGAAAATTTTGAACAATATAGTAAAAGATTTTTAGGAAATGTTACTGAAGAAACTGCTATGGGGTATTTAGAAAGAGAAGATGTCCAGAAAGCAATTAAATTTTGGATAGGTAAAGATACAACATTAGATCTTATAAAACTATATAAAAGTATGTATGAGAAAGCAATGAAGGGAGATGTCCAAAGTGCTAATTGGGTAGTAAAATTTGTGGATAGTGGATTTTTTAAAGATAAAAAAGATCAACTTGATGAGTTGTTAAATGGAGTTGAGATAGATGAATAATACAGAAAAATTAAAGAAGATATGGAATAGCCCTAGATTATTTATAGAATCTTTTATGAAAATTCCAGACAAAAATCAAAACATAGTACAATTTAAATTAAATCCTATGCAGAGAGATTATATAGAAAATATGGATACATATAATATTATACTAAAAGCAAGACAAGGTGGCATGAGTGTTGCTAATTGTGGACTAGCATTATATTATGCGATTACTACACCAAATACAGATTGTTTAATGTTATCGCATACCGATGAGAGTACAAGAAAAATATTTAATAAATTAAAAACAATGTATAAATTGTTGCCAGATGTACTAAAGCCAAAATTAAAAAGAAATAATAGACAAGAATTAGCATTTGAAAATGGTAGCACCATAAGTTGCCATACTATGGGAAAGAAGGATGTTGGTAGAGGTAGTACATTAAAATTTATACATATATCAGAGTTTGCATTTGTTGGAGAACAGGCAGAAAGACAACTATTATCTTTGGAACAAGCACTTGCAAGTAATGGGCATTTAACAATAGAAACAACTGCAAATGGATTAAACTTTTTTCATAATCTCTATCAGAAAGCGAAGAATAAAGAAAATGCTTATAAATGTTTTTTCTATAATTATATAGATACTGCTTGTATGTTTCAAGATGAATATATTAAGTATAAGAGAATATTTAAAAATATAAATGGTAGAGATTTAAAGAAAGAAGATTTAACAAATGAAGAAAAGCAACTAATGAAAGATTATAAAGGTATGACATTAGATATTATTACATGGAGAAGATTAAAAATAGCCAATAGTAGTGGAGATCAATTTAATCAGGAATTTCCTATTACAGATGATGTTGCATTTGTATCAAGTGGAGCAGGTGTATTTGATAATACTAGAGTTGCAGAAAATATAAGATATTTGAAAAAGGATAATTACTTAAAATTAAATAATTTAGTGAAAGATTTACCTATAGAATTAAGAAAGTTTTATGGTAAATCGTTTTTTTATTTATAAAAATGTTAAATCTAATACTAAATATTTTATTGGTGTCGATTCTGGAGAAGGAATAGGAAAAGATTATAGTACAGTTGTTGTGTTTGATGAAGATGGAGAAGAAGTTGCAATGTTTAAAAATAATAAAATTAAACCTTTTGAATACGCAGAAATAGTAAATTACATAGGACATTATTTTAATAAAGGAATATTAGTAGTTGAACGTGCTAGTGCAGGTCATACGATTATTGAAAAATTGAGATATGAATACAAGTATATGAATATGTTAAAATACAAAACCTATGATGCTAGAGGGAAAAAGAAAACAAAGGTCGGATTTGAAACCTCTAGCAAGAGTAAAGGTTTGATAATTAATAATTTTAGAGAAATGTTTGAAACAGGAAATATTAAATTAAATTCTAAAGAAACGTTAGAAGAAATGAAAGTTTTTGAAGTTAAAGAAAATGGAAGTATGGGAGCAATGCAAGGATACCACGATGATTTAGTTATGGCTACTGCAATGGCTTTAGAAGGACTAAAACAAGGGACATATTACATTTGGTAATCTAATGTAGTTAAATACTACTTTAGATTTTCGGAAGTGCTAATTTAGCACATTTCACATTTTCGACAAGGTTGGCGAAACTATAATAATAGGAGAGTGATAGTTAATATGATGTTACAAGAATATATAAAAAATGTATATAATAATAATTTAACGTGGTTTGAAAGTGAAGTTAAAAAAGGTGAACACTTACATAGAATAACAAAAGTATTTGAAAATAAAAATTATCTTGCAGGAAAACATAAGATACTACAGAGAGAAGATGGAAAATACAAAGGAGAAGAATATATAACTAAGAAATTAGTTCTCCAACAAGCAAAAACTATTTTAAATTTCCATAGTACATATTTATTAGGTAAACCACTTAGTTTAGGTGGTAGTGAAGAAAAAGTAAAAACATATCAACAAATATATAGGAAAAGTAATTATAATAACATAGATTTTAAAATATTAGATTATGTTAATAAATATGGAGATAGTTATGAATATATTTATTTAGATGATAATGTAATTAAATCTAAGATAATAAAGAGTGAGGACGGCTATCCAATATACGATGATAATATGGAGTATGTAGGATTTATAGAATATTACACAACTAATAATATAGATTACTATACAATATATAGTTTTGACAAAGTAGAAGAATGGACAAATGAGGGTGGAGAAGGACTAAAAAAGATTGGAGAGTTTGAAAATAGTAGTGGGCTACCTATACATTATAGCAATGATGAAAGTGAATATGATAACTTCGGAAAAAGTATATTAGAAGATATTAAACCACTTTTAGATGAAATAGAGGATATATTAAGTAAAATGAGTGATAGTATATATACTTTAAGTTTAAATCCATTGCCAGTAATAACAGGACAAAAGATAGAAAATACAATAAGTGCAGATGTAACAGGTTATGCGTTAACTTTAGATGATGGAGCAGATTTTGATTACAAGAATGCAGAGATGGATTATAGTACAATTAAACTTTATTTAGATGAATTACATAAACAATTAAATGTTATTGCTTCTATGCCAAGTATAGTTGGAGGTAATACTAATGTTGCTAATGTTAGTGAGGTTAGTTTAAAGTTACTTTACCAACTTGCAGATGTCCAAGCGATGATGAGTGAGAAATGGTTTCGCAAAGGATTATATAAAAGATTTGAAATGTTTGATAAATTATTAGAACAACTAGGAATTACATTTAATGATGATGAATATGTTGATGTAGAGTTTACTTACAGTAGACCTGTTAATACAAGTGAATTATTAGATAATATTAAAAAGCAAAGAGAAATGAACGCTATTAGTATTAAAACTATAATAGAAAAGAGTAATTTAACTGTAGACGTACAACAGGAAATAGAAAGATTAAAGAATGAGAATAGTATAAATAGTACGAGTGATGAGAATATAGAGAGAGAAGAAGTAGAGGATATATGCGATAATTAAAGGTTATAGCATATTGCCAAAATAGCAACATGGGTATAACTAATGATTATAAGCAAGGCGTTACACTTAGTAACGGGTTAAAGATATAATATATAGTGGTTAAAGTATAGGTAAAGTACAATATATAGTGTAGGGAATAGTGTGGAAAATATAGTGTAAGGAGAATGAGTATATAGGGGAGGGTATAATAGCATTTAATAAACCCTATATATACAAGGGTATAAAAATAAAAGGTTGTACACCATGTACAACCGTTCTAAGATATGTCTATAACGGACAACCTTCTATTATAATATATTATATACTAGTGTATTATAACTAAGAACCGAATGGTACTCGCTTCCATTTTTGAACTGAGTTAGACCTGCTACACAGATTGTGTGTAATAAGCCGAAGGGAAAATTCCCTTTAGTTAATACAACTAAAAACAGAACATCAGTTCTTATAATGCCCACAAGTGGGTATAACAATATGGTATCAAAAAGTGTACTTTATGAAACGGTATAAAGGTTAGCGAATCTACATAGTTTACATAGTATCAAAACATATAAAGAAACAATTTTGAAACGTATCAAAATACAATTGACTTTATGATACATTATGATATAATAAAAGTATCAAAAGATTATAGGAGGTTTTGATACTATGAATAAAACTTATGGTTATTGTAGAGTTTCTAGTAGAGAACAAAATTTAGATAGACAAACTAAAGCACTTGTAAAATATGGAGTAGACGAAAGAGATATTATAACAGATAAAGCAAGTGGTAAAGATTTTAATAGACAAGGATATATAACTCTAAAAGAGCAACTATTAAGAGAAGGAGATACACTTGTAATTAAAGAATTAGACCGTTTGGGTAGAGATATGGAAATGATAAAAGAAGAATGGCATGACTTAATAAGTAAAGGTATTAATATTATTGTAATAGATACACCAATGTTGAATACAACTAATAAGACAGATTTAGAAAAGAATTTAATTAGTAATATAGTATTTGAATTGTTAGCATATATGGCAGAAAAGGAACGTGAAAAAATTAAACAAAGACAAAGAGAAGGAATTGCAACTGCTAAGAATAAAGGTGTAAAATTTGGTAGACCATCAATAGAAATAGATGATAATTTTAAAAATATATATAAACAATGGAAAGATGGAAAGATTAAAGCCGTAGAAGCAATGGAGTTGACAGGATTAACGAAAGCAACATTTTACAGAAAAGTTAAAGAGTTAGAAGGTAGATAATGCCTTCTAGTTTTTTTATCTAATTTTTAAAATAAAATAAAAGTATAATAACTCGGTCAAACCGATTTTAAAACTCGGTCAGATGTGAAAATTGATTACCCCTTTTTCTCTGGGGCAACCCTAGTTAATGCAGTTTTTTACCCACAGGTAAAATTTACATATTGCATTAATTTAAAGTTATATATTAAACTATATAAAAAATAAAATATGGGTAAAAGGAGATACTGATGATTAAAACAGAATTTACTGAAGAAGAAATTTTATATTTGTGGTCAAATGGCTTGAGTGATCAGTTTTATAACGAACTTAATATGTGGTTAAATGTATCAAAAAATTTTGAACAACAAATATATGGCGAAATAAATAATTTAAAAATAAACATAAATAGTTTAGAACGTAAATGTTTAGTATTAGAACAATTAAAAATAAAGATAGAGGATTTAAACAAAGATACTGAATCAGTTTTTTATGAAAGAAAAACATAATGTACATAATAGAATATGTAAATTAAAAGAAGAAATTAAATATAAAAAATATATAATAACAAGAATTAAGGAACATATAAACAATAAATTAAAACCATCCATTAAAGAGTTAGTAAAAAAAAAGAGAAGAAAAAATTAACTATAATTATAAAAAATATAAATAATATAATTTATGTACTTAATCTCAATTTATTGAAATTTAATACAATAAATTGTAAAATGGGATTAAGGGGGTATATTATGAAATATAATGAAAATATAAATGAATATCAGGAATTAAAAGATAGTTTTAAAAAATTAGATATTTGCAATGCTTATTGTGTTAATCAGTGGTTAACTACAAATGAACCTATATTAAAAAGAATAAATGAGCATTATATTTGTATAAAAGATGAAAGTAAGAAAGAAAATATTGAGTTTGAAAATGGAGATTCTTTAGAAAAATATTTAAATGAACATTTAGAATGTATAATGAAATACTTGAACGAAAAATTTACTGTTTGTTTAACTATAACAAATTCAAATGATTCAAGTAAAAAACTATGAAGGAATTATTAAGGAAATAAGTGATGAAGAATTAGTAATTTCAGAGGAAAATTTTGATGTAGTTATAGAAAAAGTAAATTATAACAATTTTAAAATTGATGATTGTCAGGTTTTAAAAGTTATCTCAAAACAAAAAATATTAATGAAAGTTTCGGAATATATTAATATGATAAAAAATAATGAAGAGTTTAAGTTATACAAACATCAGTTACATATTATGGATGAATATAGAGAAACTAAATCATTACATATTGTTTTAAAAGAAGATGAAGTTTTATATTGTAAAGATAAGGAGTTGAAGAAAATAAAAGATATTCCTCATAATTATTTAAACAATTATATAATTTATGTTACTATGACAAGTAATTGATAATGTTAATAATTATTAAAGGCGTAGAAATGCGTCTTTTTTATTTTGTGTTTCAATTGGAGAGTGGATATATTTTCCTTATCCATATATTAATATTCCCACTTTGAGTGGGATTCGTTCGTCTTTCAATCAAGAACTATGAATGGCTCTATTGCTACGTTTATGATGTGTTACTCTGTACTACAGTGATGTTATACTATAATATATGCTATAAGGTATGCTAATGTTATATCCTAAGTAAACTTAATACATAAATAATATACTCTGTTGTCTTAATTTGGGCTTCAGGGTTTTTCTTTAAAGCAAAAAAATAGGAGAGTGATTAAATTGACAATATTAGAAAGATTAAAACTAGAACTAAGTAACAAAGATTATTTTACAGATAATGAATACAAAGTATTTTTAGAAGAAAATTTATTAAACCCTACCGACAACTACAATAAAAAATTACACCAAAGAAATTTATTATATACTTGTATAGATATTTTAGAAGCCGTTAGTAATGATGTTGACATGATGAGAAAAGTATCTGACGGAACAACAGAATTTACAACAGATAGTGCATATAAATTTATACAAGATAGAATACAAAAAATTAAAGAAAAAATAGCAACTATTCCAACTGGTGAAGAGGTAGTAAAGAATGATAGTTTTTGTTTAATGTTTTCTAAAAGGAGGTAGTATATAATGAATACAATCCAAGCACAGTGGAACATGATAAAAAAAGAAATGGAAAAATAGTTACTATATATAAAAGGGATTTAAATATTACTGCAAATATGCTAGTATTTAAAGAGTTAAAACAAAATTATAATAGTTATGATGATAAAATTATATTTACAGATTCTAACCTAGAGCAAGGAGATATTGTAGAATTTAAAAAAGATAAATACATAGTTATTTCTGATAAAGAGAATGTAAATAATATTTATTATAGATACATAATAAGAAAATTATATAAAACTATTAAGATTTGGATAGATGATAAATTAGAGGAATTTTCTTGTTTTGTTGAAACAGGTAATAACGTAACACAAGAAGATAAATATATTAATTTACCTGTTGGTACTATAAAGTTAATAATGCAAGAAAACGAAAAAACAGATAAAATAACTTATAATAATAGATTTATAAGCATGAATAATGCGTATGAAGTTGTTGGTTTTACTTCTGAATATGCAGGGCTAAAGTATGTATATGCAGAAAAGACACAATTTAACAGTGAAGATGATAAAGTAAATGAAATAGCAGACGCAACAAAACATTTACATACATATAAATTAAATGTTATAAATAAATCTCCAATATTAATTAATACAAATGATGATCCTATACTCTTACAAGTGGAATGTACTGATAATGATAAAAAAGTTGAGAAACCTACATTAACATATAGTACAGATAAAGAAGGTATTATTAAAATCGAAGATAATAAAATAGTACCAATAAAAAATGGTAGTTGCAAGTTGACTATTAAGTTTGAGAATGTTGAAGAAACTATAGATATTAATGTAATAGAACAAGAAACCAATAATATTACTATAGAAATCAACGGTGCTAAGAAGATATCATGGGGAGATAAAGAAGAATATACGGTAACATTAAAGAATAATGGTAAATCGTATTCAGACAGGATTGAATTCACTTTAACTGATGAAAGTGGACATGATACTAAACTTGCTAAAATTATAGAACAAGACAATACAAAAGGTACTTGTACTATACAAGCAAATGATGACCAAGATGACGGCGATATAATATTAAAAGTTAAGACAACTACAGGAGAAACACAAGAAATGAATATTGAAATATGTAGTTTTTGGTTATTAAATATGTAATAAGTATTGAAATATATATGAATATAATGATATACTAAATATATATTATGGAATTGAAAGTTATTTCATAATGATATACATACATTTATAAAAATGTAATGAAATTCAATAAATAAGCCGTTTGCAGATTAAATAAAGTCAAGAAGATGATGACGTTCAAGACGTTTATCACAATGCTGAATATCCAGAAGAATTTGAAGGCTAATTACTTATAGCTTTATGATAAGGTATAGCATGTCTTAAATGTATGTAGAAAATACATATGTTTAAGGTGTGCTATTTTTTATTGAAATTAAATAGAATATGAAGTAACTGAAATAATTGGATATTAAGCAAGAAAAATAATAAAATAAATTAAATCTATATATTATAAAAGAGGATAATTTACCCTTCCAATTAATATAAAAGAGGATAATTTACCCTTCCAATTAATATAAATTATAATAAAGGTATTATTAAAAAATAATTATGAGAAAATTATGAAAATTTAGAGGAATTTATACATCTATGTTGAATATAGTAAGTAAATACTATTCATAAATAAATGTTACAATTAAAAATCTTAATATGGGAGGGGCTATATATGGATTGGAAAATGGTAATAAAGAATAGGGTTGAAGAATATAATTCTAAAAAACATAGGATATCAACTACATTAAATAATATGATTGAAGAGTTAAGAAATGAAATAGGAGTAGCTGCTATAGTTATAGAAGAAGAACACTTAGGAAAAATGTATTGGAGAGTAAGAATAAATGGAAAAGAAGAATGCATTTCATATGATGAAATTAAATTAAATATGTTTGTACCAGTTTTAAACCCTAAAGAAGAAAATGAAAAGGTTTCTTTAAAGGAAGTATTAGAAAAGATATTGTTAGAAAATTTAAATGGAATTAAAGGAAAACGTATTCAAAGCAAAAGAGCTGATTAATCAGCTCTTTTTTATTTTAAATTTAAATAAAGAGTATAATACATTTAAAAAAATATAAAAAATATAATGATAACTTTGTCAGATATATAACAAATGGAAAAAGTATAATAATAATCTATGAAAATGTCGAAAAATATGATAAACTTTTTAAGTGAGTTTAAAACCCAATAAATTTAAACATAGAAGGGATTTTGTATGGTAGAGATTAGTACATTAGGAGCACTAATAGGGCTATGTATTGCAATATGTTTAATATTTAAAAAAGTTAATCCTGTTTATGCTATGATAAGTGGCGCTTTAATAGGTGGAATTGTAGGTGGAGCTACAATTACTGAAACTGTTAGTATTTTAGTTTCTGGGGCTCAAAGTATTGTACCAGCAGTTTTAAGGGTATTAACTGTAGGTGTGTTTGCAGGAGTATTAATAGAAACTGGAGCAGCAGATAAAATTGCAGAGACAATAACACAAACATTAGGAGAAGATAAAGCACTTATGGCCATTATTCTTTCATCTTGTATTATTTGTGCTGTTGGAGTAATAATACCAGTTACTATAATTACTGTAGCACCTATTGCATTAATAATAGCAAAAAAAGCAAACTTATCTAAAGGATCTATACTTATAGCAATGCTTGGAGGGGGAAAGTCAGGTAATATAATGTCACCGAACCCAAATGCAATAGCTATATGTGATGGATTTAAAATTGACTTGTCAATGTCTATGCTAGCTGGAATTGTACCAGCAATATTTGGAGTAGTAATTACATACATAATAGCTAAAAAAATGGCTCACAAGGGAGATAGAATCTTAGGTGAATGTGTAATAAAAGAAGATAAAAGTTTACCTAGTTTTAAAAACGCTATGGTGGGTCCTGTATTTGTAGTAGCTATATTAATATTGAATTCTTTACTTAAATTAAATTTAGATCCTATGATAATCTTACCATTCGGTGGAGTTGTAGCGGTTATTGCTATGGGCGAATTTAAGAATTTAAAAAAGTATATGGCAAGTGGACTTATGAAAATGCAAAGTGCAGCAATATTATTATTAGGTACAGGAAGTATTGCTGGTATAATTTCAAAGTCAGCTTTAAGTGAAGATGTAATTCATATAATTAATCATTTGGGGATTTCTGGGGTATTACTAGCATCTATTTCTGGTATACTTATGGGAGGAGCAACTGCATCTATAACAGGAGGATCAGTTGTGACTAGTTCAGTATTCAATACATCTATATTAAATATGGGTGTAAGCAAAGTAGCAGCAGCAGAAATGGTGCATACAGGAGTATCAGTAATAGATGATTTGCCACATGGTAATTTATTTCATATTAGTGCAGAAAGCGTATCATTAAACATTAAACAAAGAGCAAAATTAATTCCGTATGAAATATTCATTGGACTCGGAATGAATTTTATAGCAACAAGTTTTTTATGGATTTATTATTAA